TTAGAAAAACTTGATAGCCAAACTAATAAATTAATAAAAGATTTTGAAAAAGAATATCCAGATTTAGCAAGGGAGTAAATATGAGTGAGAGAATAGAACATGTCCCAACTAAAATGAAACATTGGGAGGATGAAATGTATAACGCTGAGTTCGAGGGTAGGTGGAGAGCATACCATGAATTTAAAAAGTTATATGAATACTACAAAGAACTACATGCAAGGGGGCACGAGTATGAACCAAAATTTTAAGAAGGTTACACCGGGGCACGGTCCTTCCTGGTATGTCAAGTGGACTGCCAGTATCATAATGTTGATTGGCATGGTGTTAACAGCAGTAGAGTATACACCAATCAACTTGTTCTTTCATTTGTTTGGAGTGACTGGTTGGTTTATTGTAGGTTGGATGTGGCATGACAGAGCATTGCTTACACTTAATGCAGTAGCCATGTTTATATTTACAGTTGGAATTGTAATGTATTTTTAGCTTGACATTTTTTCTAACTGTGATAGTATTAAATAATAAATAAAGGAGACGATATGAAATATGATGTAGTGACTTCACATATGTATGTGCAACATTGGACAGTTGAGGCTGAGAGTAAAGACAAAGCCGAAGAACTTTTCAAGAACGTAAATATAGATTGGGATAAACAAAGAAGACAATATGTTTTAAAAGAACCCCATGATAAAATACAAGAAGGTTTGGTAGTGATACCTGATGCAGAGCTACGGGCAGTGATGCCAATACCTGGTCAAACAGAACCTAGCTTTACAAAATTAGGAGAGAGTAATGACTGATGAATTAGAAATACCTGTTGACTTATTAGAGAAAGACCCATTGGATTTAGCTGAGAGTGATGAAGACATAAATAAAATTGTTGAGTATCTTAAAGCTACCAGGGAAAACATCAGAGCAACGGAGGCTGCAGGTAAACGTATCACCAGCAAAGCCGCAAGAACTAAACCAAAACAATTTGAAACTAATGTGTTAGACATGTTAGTAAAGGAGACATAATGGAACAACCAGATAGACTAAAGAAGTTTGTACTACAAGATGGTAGACCTATTCAAAAGATATGGGATACATCAAGTCTATCATCATTCCTTTCATGCCCCCGACTATATAATTATTCTAACCTACAAGGCTATAAGTCAAAGACTTATGGCATGGCAACAGGATTTGGTTCGGCTGTGCACGAAGGATTTGAAGTCCTTGACGCAGAGAAATTCAAGGGGGCAAGTAAAGAAGAAGCTGTTGTCGCAGCTATCAAGTATGTTCTCCTGGAATTTGGCGAGGCACTTAACCTATCAGAAGATAAGGCAAGAGGACTGACCTCTGTTCTTCGTGCAATAGTATGGAGAGCAGAGGAATACTGGGATGATTTGTTTGAGATAGCAACCATGCCAGATGGTTCACCATGTCTTGAGCAAAGGTTTGAAGTTCCCTTTGGTAATGGAGAGTATAGATTCTCTGGTCGTATTGATAAGATAGTTCAACTTGATGGCAAGTTATATCTGTGTGATGTAAAGACTACGAAGAGTACACTTAACTCTAATTACTTTAGTAACTTCATGCCTAACAACCAGGTATTTTCATACATCTGGGCAGCGCGAGAAATTCTAGGTTTAGATGTTGCAGGATTTATTATTGACGCAGTGCAAACTGGCGTTCACTTTACTAGGTTTGATAGAAGTGTGTACAATGTACCAACTGATTTAATAATGGAGTGGTACAAAGACGCAATGCATACACTAGATGTATCAACTAATTATTTTAACAAGCAGTATTATCCTGCGGATTTTACTGCATGTAACAACTATGGTGGTTGTAGATTTAAAGAAGTGTGTTCGGCATCACCGTCCCGGAGAGACATATTCCTGGACAATGACTTTGATAAAGAACCACACCCAGATTTGAAGGAGGCATATGACAAAGCAGTATAGAGAAAAACAATACACCCCACCTAAGAAGTGGTATAACAATACAAGTTCATTATTAAATATAATAGCTGTGTTGTTAGTATTAAACTTATTCTTTTCAATAATATTATGATT